CGATTGCACCCAGCCGAGCCGGGTCCGCGTAATCTGTCGCGGCGAGTTGCGGCGCCATGCCAATCATCTGATTTTGTCTGGACCTTTCCGCGGCGTATTGCTGCGCGCCGACATCGGCAAGGCCGCGCCCAAACGCCTCGGTAGCGCGTTCAGTCGCCAGTTGCTGTTGGTTGCTGCCCAGGCGACCGCTGCGTGCGAATTGGCTGGTGATCCCCGGCAGAACCTGCTCTGTGAATTGCTGCGTGGCGGGCCTGACGGCGGCGCCATACATTTCCTGATACCTGGGGCCGCCCAGCCAACTCCCTTGCAGGGTATCAACGGCGCCCTCTTGCGCCATGGCGTTGAGCGGGTTGCCCGAGAGCGCGCGCAAGCGAATGAGGTTTTGCGCTGCGATGGTGTCCGCCGATTGCGGCGCCACCGTGCTGCCAGGGAAAAATTCCTGCGGCGCGTTCTGGTATTGGTTCATCGCCTCGCCCAGGCCGTACCCGAGGTATGGCTGCAGGCCGGCCCACGGGTCTTGGGTGCTGGTGGTTACGGTCTGCCCCGATGGCTGATTTGATCCGCCTTTTGACATTTTTAAATCTCCTTAGCCAACACTGTGGCCACTTCTCGATAATCTTTCAGTCGCCGCGCCCAACCCTTGCGCCCGACCATTTCAATTCGACGGCACCCACGCTGCCGCGCCCACGGGATCACTACGTCTAGCTCCAGCGCCCGTAATTCTTCGAACTCCCCGCCAGCTAACCAGATGCGGCAGTGGCTGCCCTGCGGGTAGCCGACAATTTCTGTCACCATCGCCGAGTTTTCGGCGGGCCAGAACTGGGCCTGATCGTTCCGCAGTAGATCCAGAACGTCATGCTCGGTGTGCGTGTCGCCCGCGTGCTGCAACGCCGCCAGGATGTGGTGGCGTAATCGCCGCCATTCATCCCAAAATAGCGTAGCGGAAGGTTCTGTCTGTCTGGCTGTTGTTTGCATGGGTCAGTGTCAGTGTCTGTTTTCCTTGGCTGCTTACATAGATGGTGCCGTTGCCGGCCTCGGCCGAGGCATTGGCCGTCGTTGGCATCAGTCCAAAATAGCTTGTTGCGCTTAGTCGCTTGTCAGCCACCACAGTGCTTGCCGCGCTGGCTGTCAGCGTGACGCTGCCGGTGGCGTTGATGCCGCCGTCTAATGCTCTGTTGACCACCTCCGCGACCTGGCGCGGCGATGCGCCGTCTTGCGGTAGGCGTCTATATTGGTTGGCCATCAGCGCCTGCCGGCGCTTTGCACCTGCACATCGACGCCCTGGGCGTTTGTCCAGACGCCGCTGACGTTCAGGCGTACCCGGTGAAAGCGCCCATTGGAGCGCACGGGTGCCCAGCCGTCAGCATTGATACTGGCGGCCGCGCTGGTCGTTTCGTTGTCTTGTTGCCGGTTGCGCGTCAGCACTTGCACGGTTGTCGTGGGGCTGCCTGTGACAAGCGGCGTGACCGCATTAATCATTATACGCTGGCCGTCTGGCAGGGCCTGTTCGCCGGTTTCGATGACACTGGTCAGCGCAGTGCCGGTGAAGGTACTGATCTTGCTGGCGTCGCTGCCTGCAAAAGCGAACTCTCCACCTTTCCAAATCGGGCTGTCCAGACTGGCTGGCAGTGCGTCCAGGCTGCTGTTGACGTTGTTCAAAGTTTCAAGGGTGTAACCGGCGGTATAAATCGGCGCGACCAGATCCGTATCCACCTCGCCGCGTGCCCAGCGGCCCAGAGAGTAGTTGTAGACCAACAGCTTGTTAGGCTGCGGCCCGCCCACTCCGTCAGAGTAGGCCAATACATATAATTTGTTAACCGGGTCGATAGCGGCAGAACAACGGTCAACGTCACCAAGGTTCAGGTCTTCAGCGAAGAACCGATCAATCTTCTCGGTGCCAATTGGCGTCGATGCCGCGCCGTCAAAAATATAGAATCCGTCGCCCGACCAGAAAATCGCACTCGACCCGATGGCCGCTACGCTGCCGGGTATCGCGCAGCCACGGGCTGTCTCGACCGCATCGAACTGGAAGACCAGAGGCGAACCAGCATATGTGCCTCTGACAATTCCCTCTTCGCATAAAATCGTAGCGAACTCGCCGCCGACCAAGCCGGTGATTGCGCCTAATCCGTAAATCGTTTGGCTGTCGGCCTGCGTCGTTGCGCTTGCTGCCCAGCTAGTGGAATCACCGATCCCAGACCAGCGCACTTGCTGGTTGGATGTCGAGGTATTGGCCGTCATCACAAAGTCGCGCACGACAGCGATAAATTTGGACGTTGGGGCGCCGGTCACGTCAGCGAAAAGCGATGAACTGCCGAGCGTGTAGCTCTGTAGGATCTGCGAATTACTGGCCGCGATGACGATGTCGCCGAATTGAACGAAGCGCCAGGGTTCATCACCGGTCAGTGTGTAATTACCGGACTTGCTGACATTGTCGAGATCACTGTCGCCGGCGGCAAACAAATAGAGTTTGGTGCTATCGCCGGCAAACAGCTTGACCGCGCCGTCGCTTTGCTTGGCCGGGAAGATGCCGCGTAACCGAGCGTCTGCCGCGTTCGACAGCGCCGACAGGCTCGGCAACGGGCGATAGCCCTTGGCTGTTGGAATGACGTTCAGGGCGTCGGCGCAGCCAGACCCGAGGTTTGGCTGGTCGGGCGTCCACTCACCAAAATTGATTGCTGTCATACTCTCACCCAGGTTTCACTGCCTGCCGATACTTTTGACCATTCTCCCAGGAACCCAGGCGAACGATATTTGGTGGGGGTTGCGGCCAGCGAAACGATCACTGACGGCGATGCTTCTCCGAGTCCAGTCCTAAGCCCAGCCGCTGCAACTGTTACCGAAACGCTGGGCGTCGCTGCGCCTGTTGCGACCCGCAACCCTGCGGCAGCAGTCGAAGCCGATACGCTTAACGCGGCAGCGCCAAGCGCCACTCGAACGCCAGCAGCCGCCGCAGTAGCCGATACGCTTAATGCGGACGCTGCGTCCCGTAATGTCGCAGTATTCCAAAAAGCGTTGTCGAGCGAGGTCGGGAAGCTATCGAGGTTCCCGCCGTACCAACTGTCTAGCTGTTCTAAATTTGGTCCGGTTACATCTGCCATTTTGGGGGATCAACTAGGCCGCCGTTATGGTGATTGCGCCGTTGGCGACTTGGAAAACGTCCCCCGATGCTATGGTCTTAGAGACTGCAAGAGCTCCGGTGAAAAGCAAGTTTCCAGAACTGACAGCGTCCGAAATTCCTATATGGGTCAGGGTGCCCCAACTCCCGGTTGCAGTGGGAAACGTCACCACACCTGAACTGGTCGCAACGCCACTTGATGCAGCGCCAAAATTTATGTCTTGGCGCACATACCCTGATCCACTTAACTCCGTTCCACTACCGGCGTCGGTCGGGTCCGTTGTCCAGAGCGATAGAAACACATTAGTCGGTGCCGTGTACGCGCCCGTACCCAGCATGTGGTCGAGCATTTCGTTTTCGGCAAAGTTACTTAAAGCGGCCATTTAATATTCTCCTATGGAGCAGATGTGGTTTTCATTAGTAGAGGCGATCCGCCCCAGCGGGCCTCTTCGTCTTCGGCCTTCATCTCGGACATGGCGCGCCCGAATATCTGGTCAAAATTGTTGGCCTGCGCCGGGTCCATCAAATATCGATGCGCCTCAACCAAAGTTCCATATAGGTAGGCGTCAGGACTCCTGATCAAATAGGTATTGTTGGTCTGCGAATCCGACAGCGCCGGAATGCCTTGCGTGTAAAGGATTTCAGCGGTGTAGCCGCTGTCCGGTGTTGGCGCCCATTTAATCTCCCCGCCGATTACCGCATAGGCCAGAGGCTTGCCGCTTGCCGTGCTTGGGTAAAACTGCTCCAGCATTCCAGGCGGCATAAACCTCAACACCGTGGTCGGCGTGGTATTTAGTTGCACCGCGCGGATTGTGCGCAAATCGGTCGGCAATGCCGTGAAGGCATCATCCACCGTCAACGTCGCAGTGGCTCTGGCTTCCTGGGCGCGGGCAAAGATGGTGCGGTTCATTCGGCCTTCAGCCAACGCGACGAATTCGGGTATGCGATCTGTCAGGTCGTCGCGCCCGAGCCAGTTTGCTGCCGCGGTTTTTAATTCGTCGAAATTCGTGATAGCCATCTAGACCAGCCTGCCGCCAGACGTGCGGAAATATTTGTTGTCGGGATCTTGTAGCCAGCGCATCCACTTCTTTTGGTTTTCCTTCGGCGGGCCTAATCTTGCCAGCAAATCAAAATACAGCGCCGTCGGAATTTCGGCGACTTTCTGGTGATGCTTCTGCGTGTTGCCGGTCATTTGCCCAGGCCGCCACGCGGCTTCCTCGGCCTTAGCGGCGTCGATCACGGGCGTCACGTCTTGCTCGGTGGTTATGCCCAGGCCGTCAGCATCATCGGTCAGCCATGTTTTTTTCCGCGTCAGCGGGTCAGATGAAAGAAGTTTTTTGCCCATTGCCTCGCCATAAAAAAAGC